CCCCTGCTTTCACGCTCCATATATGAAGCGGGAAAGATCCCCGCTGCCGTTATTTAGTTGTTCTTACGAACTTCTGCTAAGGGGTCCATCTAGAAGCTGGATAAATACCCATGTCTTCCTCTGAAACCCAATAACGGTCCAGTTCGATCTTGTTCCTGAGAGTATGCTCTCCCGGTAGAGGGACTTCCGAACCTGTTCCCCACATTTTGTGGGTACGCAGAAGGTGTCCAGCTACCGTCCATTGTTCACTCGAATCCAAAGTGGAGGTTTTCCAAACTTTAAATTGAGAGTCCGCCCGTTGAGTCGCATGAGAGTATTTTGATCTCATGTTCGTCTCGGGGTAGTTCAAGGCAGTTGCCTCTGGGATAGAATCGTATATCGATTCCGGAGCCCACCGACACAAGTACGGTGAGACCTGCGAGCCAAGAGGCAATGTACCGAGCCAGCATTCCAGAAACTGGAATATCCTTTCGGACGTTCTGGTTAATCCCTTTGCCGACAGCTGATTTGCTGTACCGAGCAGGGACACCAAGAGTGCTGGATTCGTCTTTACGAGGGAAGTCTTCGGATAGATACCCTTGCCAGTAGTCAAAGTCATGGATCTCTCCATGTTCTTCAGGCCGCTGTTCGGGGTCCCGATCCGGGAAATGTACTCGTCGTTCCATTTGAGAGCTCCATCACGAGTGTGATTAAGTGTTGCTGGTTTTGTTGAGAAATTCACATTTCTCAGCCGAACGGGCGTCACCAAATGGCCGTTCACGTAATCGTGACCGCAGGATTCTGCGAATTGGCTGTTGATGAAACACTTGTCGAGGTTTAATCTCAATCCATGCTCTTCCAGCGATTCAATAGCGTATTGTGCGAATTTCGTCGAAACGATAATATCGTCACCGTACACATAGACACTGGAAAATGCTTCGTCATAATCCACCCCTTTAGTAAGGAGTTTACAAACAACGAGAACATAGACAACGGTCGGCAAGACCGTGAAACAAGTTGCCGAGCCCATCGGAGCATGCTTTTGCATGTCGACTACACGGCCGTCCGGTAGCATAGTCCGATCGGATCGAACGTTTGCTAATGAATCAAGAAGTCGAGTGCCCTTAAATACCTTTTGGACTAGATCCCAAGACACAAGGTCTGAGGCGTCTTTCAGGTCAAGGGTAGAAAATGACTGATCAATCGAAGCAATGC